AATTATCTATGCTTCTTATTAATCTTTCCACTAAGTCACCACCATTATTTGTTTCAGCAACTATTCTATCAGCACTATATTCGTAAAAAAGATCAACTGCTTTTCTTGCCCATGCATCAGCCGAAAATCTGCCCGAACTATCTTCAAGAACATAATAACGATTATCTTGTCCTTTGCCAACAACAATTATTCCAGTTTCGTCACTTGTTTGTTTTGACGTGACAGCAGGGTCAATTGCAATTACAAGTCTCTTAAAATCAGGAATGTCCTTTTTTTCTTTTCTTGACCTATCAATTAAATGCATTGTCCATAATGCACCCTCAACTTCTTCAATAATTTCTGCGTATAATTCTTGTCTTCCTAATGATGTATTTTCATATTTTTCTTTAAGAAGTTTTAAAGATGATTCTGCAAGATTTTCTGCATTATCAAATGTACTTCCTTTTATAAGTACAACATCATCACCATTTCTTTTTACTAAATCTTTTATTAACTTACTCGGTCTAGGAGTTGTTGTAATAACAAGTTTTGGATTGGTACCTAAACGTAATCCGAACATCATTTGATCATAGGCTTCTGGATATCTCCATGCCGCTAATTCATCAGCCCATATTCTATGAAACTGTGGACCTCTAAGTCTGTCAGGTTCTATTGCCGCATATCCTTGTATTACAGAACCATTCCATAATTTTATTTCCATGGCAGACCTATTATATGATTTAGATTCACTATCCAAATAGCACTCTCGAGGTAAATTTTTTAAAAGACCACTTGGTCCTTCAAAACAAACTCGTCGTAGATCACCAGACGTAGGTGCTATAACTCCACATATAGTATTAGGATTTTTTATTGCATAAGTAATTATACTTTCTGCACCAGTTCGTGTCTTTCCCCAACCTCTTCCTGCTAAAACAAGCCAAATCGACCAATCGCCATTGGGATCAAGTTGCTCTTTTCTTGCCATTTGATACCAATTTGTTCTGCTGTGAAAAGCAATTGTTTCTTTTTCATCAAAACTTTTTGAAAGATTTTCAACATACTTAAGGTCGTTAAATTGTTTTTGACCTGAGACAATGTTCATTTATTTTTTGCCAACTTTTCAACTATATTAAGTGCATCAGTCAATCTTGTTGTTGATTTATCTTCTGTAACAATATCATGCTTATCTCTTTGACCTAAGAGTTGTTTGCCAAGCCATATAGCCATTGTTGGGTTATTTGTTTCATCAAGAATTTGTAATTGTTTTCTTCTAAGGGATAATTTTCCTTGATTTCTTCCTTTATCTATTGACCTTCTTACAGCTTCATCGTTTGTATATTTATCTTCAAGAGTTCGTAAAGGAATGTCAAAAAATGCAGCAATCTCTGGCATAGTGCAATTTAATCTGCAAATTTTTTCTAAATCTGCAAGGTCAAGATTTGTTTTTGGTCTTCCTACACTTCTCTTTTTTACTTGTGCCATTTTTTTTATATACCACGAAAATTAAAATTTTACAGCTTGTCTTCAAAGTATTTAATAGTTTTTTGCAATCCTTCTTCCAAATCTACCCTTGGAAACCAGTTTAAATGTGTGTTTGCACTTTGTATATCTGGTAATCTTTGTGTAGGGTCATCTTTTGGTAAGTTTTTGTATACAATTTTGCTTTTACTGTTTGTCAGGTCAATTACTTTTGATGCTAATTCTTCTATTGTGATTTCTTGTGGATTACCTAGATTTATTGGATATGATAAAACCTCATCATAATCTGCGTTATGTAAAACATTTTTTGTTTCCATAAGTTTTACAATTCCTCTAATTAAATCATCAACATAACAGAATGACCTTGTTTGTTTACCAGAACCATATACAGTTATATTCTCATTTCTAAGTGCCTGAACAATAAAGTTTGATATAACACGACCATCACCTATACCCATCATTGGCCCATATGTATTAAATATTCTTACAATCGAAATATCAGTTTTATATTGCCTTTGATAATCCATACAAATTGTTTCTGCACATCTTTTACCCTCGTCATAACAGGCTCTTGGACCTATTGGATTGACATTACCCCAATAAGTTTCATTTTGTGGATGCTCTAATGGGTCTCCATATATTTCGCTTGTTGATGCTTGTAAAAAATCAATATTTAGTCTTTTTGCAATTCCTAACATATTTATTGTACCTAACACGCAAGTTTTAAGTGTTTGTACTGGATTTTTTTGATATTGAATTGGAGATGCAGGACAAGCTAAATTATATATTTGGTCAACTTCTACATATAAAGGGAATGTAATATCATGCCTATAAAATTCAAAATTTTCATAATAAAGTAAATCTTTAATATTTTCTTTGTCCCCTGTATATAAATTATCTACACACAAAATTTCGTGCTTTTGTTTTAATAAAAATCTACAAAGGTGTGAACCAAGAAAGCCTGCACCACCTGTAACCATTATTCTCATGCTGTTGCCTTATTTGTAACTGTAAATGAAACTGTTTTATTTATATTTTCTTTTGACATCTTTCTTACAAGTGGTTGTTTAAATTGATTATAATCTACATGATGATGCCATCGTCCATATTTTCTTGTTAATCTTGCTACATCTGGATGCTCCCTAACAAGCATATTACTTTTTTCAAGAGTGCCATCTGCGTATAATTGTTCGTTGCCACCCTTTACTGTAAGTGTTGTACTTTTTTCTTGTAAGAACATATTAAATAAAATTGTACAATACCCTGCTTTAAGAATGTCTAACGACAAAATTGTATCTTCGTTGAATCTACCACGCCAACGGAATGGAATATCTGTTTTAATTAAATTACAACTATAAATTCTTGAATTTAGAAAAAATGGTGGTTTTTTTAATCTTGCAGGATGAAAAAAGGTATAATGAGGTCCTGCCATGTAAACGTTTTTATACCTAAGTACAAAATCTTCCATAGCTTTAAATATTTTACCATTTCTTACTTTAACCTTCTCGTTATGATTTAAAATTCTAAATGATTTTATATTATCATCCATTATCCAATGCCATTCGTGACCTTCTTTTTTCGCAATATCCCAAATAAAATTTCTCGCAGGACCACTTCCAGTAGGAATATCAATTCCCTTATCATCACAATATTCATATTTTTTCTTTGTTTCCATATCCAAAACAATAATTTTTTTTTCGTCTTTTACATTTTGTAAATACAAATCATATTCATCAGGCTCAACAATAAGTCTGTAAGGAACACCCATGTAATCAAGGTATGTCGCCGTAAAATTAGTGTTATATCTACCCTTTGTAGGTATAAATAATGGGAACTGTGGATTTATATCATTCATATCTTTTATTTACTGTATCCATACTCTCTTGTTGTGGATACCAAACAGTTTTGGTTTTTTCTGTCAAAGGTTGTTGTATAAGGTCTGCAAATTTTTCTCTGTCTGTCTCACAAGTAAAATGTACAAAAATTGTTTGATAAGGTGTTTTATCTCCTTGAACAAACTCAGGCATATTTTCCCATTCACCTGAAACGTCTAAAACTGTATTACTATCAATCATTGGTAATAATTCGTTATTATCAAACGCAAGAATATCTAAATCAAAACCTTCTGCATTAAGTTCTTTCACTTGTTCCCATAGCCTATCTGTATCCCAAACGGAATTAAGAGTTATTTTATTATCAGCAATAACAAGTGCTTTTTTTTGTTTATCATTTAAATTTGTCACTTTTACAGTTGGTATTGTTGTCATTTTAAGCATCTCTGCCGCTAAAAATCTTCCATGACCTGCTAAAATTGTATTATTTTCATCCAATAAAATTGGATTTACAAAACCAAATTCAGAAATTGATTTACAAATTTGCTTTACTTGTAATTCTGAATGTACTCTAGGATTATTTTGGAATGGTTTTATTTCTTCTAAAGGCTTATTTTCTATTGCTAATTCAGTCATATTTTTCCTCATAAATCTTTTTTTGGTCATTAAAACTAAATTTTACAAGACCAATGTTTCCATATATGCCTTGTTCTCTTATTTTTCTTGTAATTAATTGTGTTGTATTGTTCTCAAAATCTCTATGAATAACCAATCCAACATCACACATATTTGCCCAGTGAGCAGAGCCACTTACTTGATATAAATCTGGTGGTGGTATAACTCCACTTTCGTTTCTATGTAATTTATGTGGGTGTGCAACCATCCATACTACAATTTGGTGGTTTCTTGCAAATTTCTGACATTTTGCAATTATATCCCTAATATGTTCATCTTCTCTTTTATTAACATCTCTATCAGGACTTATTTGATTAAATGGGTCAATAACTAAACCATTTATACCATATCTTTGTTTTGCTCTTTTTGCCTTTGACAAGATAAATTCAATACTTGGTATATCGTCAGTATTTTCAATAAATTTAAAATGATTATCTAAAAAATCTATACCACCATTAAGTTCATCTTGATTTATTCTTTCATGAATACCTAAGTGAAATGGTTTTCTACATCTTTTTTCTAATAATCTTGTTACATGATTTGCAGTAGAATGTTCTGGTGAATATATAGCAAACTTCCAACCTTCATTTTCTGCTAAATTAAGAAGTATTTGGTCAAGAAAATTACTTTTTCCATGGTTTGGAATACCTGTAATTAAATGAAAAGTTGCAGGCATAACTTTATAAATACTATCTAAAGACCTAAATCCTGTACTTATAGCTTTTTGAACATTACCATCATAAATATTTTGTACAGTTTGTTTATAATCTCTTGGTGTATGTAAACCAAGTATCTC